TTAAAAGAGTAATCACAGATTATAAAAAAGCATCTGTGGCTGAGTCCAAATAATTTCGTATATTACCACAATGAAAACAGAATTAATTGAAGGTAAAGTGTTAATTGCTAATAGAAAGCCACCTGGAGACAGGTGGCAATTAGCTGATGAACCAGAAGGGAGAATTTATAAAAGTATAACTGACACCCTAGAAGCGTATATGCATAAAACAGGATTTAAAGGTCATTATAGATTAGAACCTTTAAATAGTAAATTGTATATTATAGAACAACAAGAAATAGAAATCAAACCAGAACCAATTAAAACATATAATATATATGGGGAGTTCGGAGAATAGCCTATTAGTAGAAAAATATAGACCATCCAAGTTAGAAAACTATGTTGGAAATGAAAATATTAAAAAATCAATATCTAAGTATTTAGAACAGAATGATATTTTAAATTTAATATTTTATGGACCCGCTGGTACAGGAAAAACTACTTTGGCAAAACTTTGTGTTCAAAATCTTGATTGCGATCATCTTTATATCAATGCCTCTGATGAACGAGGGATTGAAACGATTCGTGATAAAGTACAAAGCTTTGCAAGCGTTGCTTCTTTTAAACCACTTAAAGTGGTTATTTTGGATGAAGCTGATTTTCTTACTATACAGGCGCAAGCTTCGCTCCGTAATATTATTGAAACTTTCTCACGTACGACAAGGTTTATCATGACCTGTAATTTTGTAGAGCGTATTATTGATCCTCTACAATCTAGATGTCAAGTACTTAAAATTGTGCCTCCAACTAAAAAGGATGTTGCTAAACATTTACATTGGATTTGTAATCAAGAATCAATTTCACATGATATAAATGATTTAGTACCACTGGTTAACCAATATTATCCTGATTTACGTAAGTGTATTAATACTATACAATTATCAACTGTAGATGGTGGGGCAAATGATTTATATCTTAGTTTAGACCAATCAATATTAGTATCATCTAATTATATAGATAAAGTAATTAATGCTTTATCAGAGGGATCTAAACATAATAAAATAGATTGTTATAATGATATACGTCAAATTATAGCTGATGCTAATGTAGATGATTTTGATGAATTATTTAAAGCATTATATGAAAGAGCTTCTGAATATTTACAAGATAAAGAAGGTACAGCAGCTATTTTAATAAATGAACATCAATATAAAGCAAATTTCCGAATCGACAAGGAAATAAATACAATGTCACTAATTTCAAATTTAATAAATAATAAATAATTATGGAACAACAAGTTCAACAACCTCAAATTGACCTAAAAAACACTAGCGAAGTAAAAAATAGTGAAGGAGGGTCTATTTTTCAACAAGGAGTAATTTTACGTAAAGTATCTCGTTTTGTAACAGGAAAAGATAGTGATGCTTTAATGCCAATTCCAGTATTTTACGATCCAACTGTAAATAAAATTTTAACCGATTCAGTGCCTAAAGATCTAAGAGAAGAATTAGCTGATGAACTGTGCTAATATATTTGATTGGCTTAAACATATAAATCAGTATAAAACACCCCCATCAAAATTTACAGATAAAGATTGGGATGTTTTTAATAGTTATATGATTCATAGGTTTATATCTATGGATAAAAGTTTAATTGAAGTAGTAAATTATGTTCAAGAATTTCCACCTCAAGAAAAAGTAATGATTTATAACATTTATAAGGAATTTATTCCTAAAAATAATAAATGGAATAAATATATTAAATCAAAAACAAAACAGCCAAATAAAGATTTAGTAGAATATATTAAAAATTATTTTGAATGTTCCTCTAAAGAAGCTAAAGAATATATTAATATTTTGGGGAACCAAGAAATTAGTCGTATATTAAATCAAATAGGATTAGAAAAAAAAGAAATAAAACCATTATTAAAATGACACTAGAATTATACAACATGCTTAAATCATCTGCACAAGCGGATAAAGATAAAGCTTTATTATCATTAGAATTATTAGGCAATAAGGCAGTAGGTATTGGAGACCATTCAACTGAAGATTTTTACAAAAATGCTGAAGAAGCACTTGTAATGTTAGTTGATGCAGACGATAGATTATCTACACTTAAAAAATATTTTACAACTAAAGACGTAGTCAATGGGTGATATTATATCAAAAGCACTAGAAATGGAAGAAGAGGGTAAATTTAAAACCCCAACAAATCCAATCCACCAATTCGAAAAAGAATATCCAGAACTATCATTTGAGTTTAAAGTTATTCAAAACGAAATGTATGAAATGTTTGCTCGTAAACATATGGATTATGGTTTAAATAATATTGCTTTAGGAGGTGATATATTAAATAGTAAAGAAGATAAAAAGTTTTCTCTTACTGGTTTAGCTATTAGACTTACTGATAAAATAAGTAGACTAAAAAATTTACTTATTAATGGTAAAAATTATGTTAAAGGAGAAAGTATGGAAGACACGTTTATTGATGTAGCTAACTATGGTATAATTGGCTTATTAGTAGGACGTGATAAATGGAAAAAATAATGAGTAAGTTAAAAGGATTTGATTGGGGGTGGATGGCTACTTCTAATAAAGGTGAATACCATAAAGATTTAATATCAAAGGATATTAAAAATAAAGCATACGAACAATTTTTTGAAGTTGAAGAAAATGATATTGTATTAGACTGTGGTTCAAGTATAGGTCCTTTTAGTTATTCTATACTACAATCTAAACCTAAAAGAATTGTATGTGTTGAACCTTCTAAAATAGAAATCCCTACTTTAATAAATAATCTTTCTTCTCATGACAATTTTACATTAGTACCATTTGCAATATCTGATATTGATGGTGAGAAAGAATTATTCCATATTTTTGGTACTTCTGAAGAAGATTCTTCTAAAGTAAAAACATTAGTTAAGACAATAAAATTTCAAACTTTAATTAATACCTATAACTTAAAACATATAGATTTTTTAAAAACTGATTGTGAAGGGGGAGAATATGATATTTTTAATAGTGAAAATATATGGTGGATAAAAGATAATATTAAAAAAATATCAGGAGAATGGCATTTAGGAAATCAAAAATTAAAAGAAAAATTTAGAGTTTTTAGGGACACATATTTAAGACTTTTTCCAAATTATAAAGTTACGTCTATTGATGGAGTTGATATAGGTTGGGATTTATGGAACGAACATTTTATAGAATACTATAATGAAGTATTCATTTATATAGATAATAGATAAACATTTTGGCTAGAAAAATACCTAGAATAGTAAGAGAGATTAGAAATAACCCTCCCCAAGAGCTTAATTTTGCTTATCAAAAGAATGTCTCTTATTCACAAATGTCTATATTTCGTGGTTGTCCTCATCGTTGGAAACTGCAATATAAGGACAAAATAAAGGTATTTACTTCTTCAATTCATACTGTATTTGGTACAGCAATACATGAAGTATTACAACATTATTTAGATGTAATGTTTGATACAAGTGCTGCTAATGCTGATAAAATTGATCTAGAAGAATTATTTCAAGAAAAATTTATTGGTGAATATCAAAACCAATATAAACGAAATAATAACCAACATTTTTCATCTGCTGAAGAAATGAGGGAATTTTTTGAAGATGGGATTGGGATTCTAAATTGGTTTAAAAAGAAACGAGCTAGATATTTTTCAAGGAGAGGCTATCATTTAGTTGGTTGTGAATTACCCATAGTTATTTCACCAAATAAAATGTATAACAACATAAAATATACAGGATTCTTAGATGTTGTGCTATATCATGAACCAAGCCAAACATTTAAAATAATAGATATTAAAACAAGTACTAAAGGTTGGAATGCAAGAGATAAAAAAAATGAAGATAAACAATATCAACTGCTTTTGTATAAACAATTTTTTAGTGAGCAATATGGGATTCCATTAAGTAATATTGATATTGAATTTTTTATTGTAAAAAGAAAAATATTAGATTGGAATGATGAGAATATTATGTCACCCCATCAAGCATATAGAGTACAAACATTTACTCCACCTAGTGGAAAAATTAAATTAGGACGAGCTAAAAAAGCTATAAATAATTTTATTAATGAATGTTTTAATTCAAATGGAGAAATTAAGGATATTAAATATCCTAAATCTGTTTCCAAATGGAACTGTATGTTTTGCCCATTTAAAGAAGATAAAGAAAATTGTGGAGAAGGTATAATCTACTAATTTTCGTATATATGTATACCTAAATAATGTTATAAAATAAAGATTATGAGCGCAAAAAAAGATATGACACTAACGAGTGTTAAAGTCAAAAGCGATTTATTCGAGAATTTTAAGATTGAATGTGTTAGAAGAAAATTTTCTTTCCAAAAACTTGCTGATCGAGCTATTTATTTGTATCTTACAAATGATGACTTTAGAAAAGCAATTACCAATCAAACTGATCTTGAATTATAAATTGTAAATTAATGAATAAAAGTTTTAAATACCTTGTTCCTAGTGATAGGAAAAAAATATTACTAATCTGTGATGATATTAGAGTACACTCAGGAGTTGCAACAGTAGCACGAGAAATTGTTGTACATACAGCCCAACATTTTAATTGGGTACAAATGGCTGGAGCTATTAAGCACCCTGATAAGGGGAAAGTATTTGATATAAGTGAGGATATTAATAAAAACAATGGGATTAATGATAGCCAAGTTAAATTATATCCTGTTGATGGTTATGGTAATATCCAAATTATAAGAGAAATTATTAATATTGAAAAGCCAGATGCTATAATGTTAATTACTGATCCAAGATATTTTAATCATGTTTGGAATTCAGAACAAGAATTAAGAAGGAAAATTCCAATAACATATTTAAATATTTGGGATGATTATCCTGCCCCCATGTATAATAGACCTTATTATAGAGCATGTGATTTATTAATGGGTATATCTAAACAAACAGTTAATATTAATAAACTAGTATTAGAAGGATATGATGATAATAAATTATTTAAGTATGTTCCTCATGGTTTAAACCCAGATATATATAAACCTATAGATAAAAAAGATAAGGAGCTTATTAAATTTAAAACAAATTTCTTCAATAAAAACATTCCAGAATTTGTAGTATTTTTTAATTCTAGAAATATTAGACGTAAACAAATACCTGATAGCATGTTAGCTTTTAGAGCTTTTTTGGATTCATTACCTAAAGAAAAAGCTGATAAATGTAGGATGGTATTACATACTGAAGCTGTAACAGACCATGGTACAGATTTATATAAGGTAAAAGAGTATTTTTTTGAGGAAAATTATCCTAATGCTATTCACTTTTCACATCAAAAATTATCAACTCAAGAATTAAATTTCTTGTATAATATAGCTGATGTTCAAATGTTATTAACCTCAAATGAAGGTTGGGGGTTAACCATTACTGAAGCTATATTAGCAGGTACTCCTATTATAGCAAATGTAACAGGTGGAATGCAAGACCAAATGAGGTTTGTAGATGATAAAGGAAAATGGTTTACCCCATCTGCCGATATACCTTCTAATCATAGAGGCACATTTAAAGAACATGGTGAATGGGTATTTCCTGTTTACCCAACTTCTAGATCAATACAAGGTTCACCTCCTACACCTTATATTTTTGATGATAGATGCAAATGGGAAGATGCAACTGAAAGATTAATTGAAATTTATAATTTATCCCCTGATAAAAGAAAAGAGATAGGATTAAAAGGAAGAGAATGGGCTATAAGTGATGAAGCTGGATTTACATCCAAACATCAAGCCAAAAGGGTTATTGAAGCTTTTGATGAATTATTTAGTACTTGGGAACCTAGAGAAAAATATAACATAATTAATGCAAACGATTATAAAGGCAAACATTTAAACCATAAAATTATATATTAATGAGCAAACCAGTATTTTTAATTAGTTGCCCTTTTGATACTTACTCAGGTTATGGAGCTAGATCTAGAGATATAGTTAAAGCTATTATAGCAACAAATGAATATGATGTAAAATTATTACCACAAAGGTGGGGCAATACTTCCTGGGGGTTTTGTAAAGACCATAAGGAATGGGAATTTTTACTAAACCATTCAGTAAGGCAAGTTAAGGCTAAACCAGATATTTGGATGCAAATCACAATTCCAAATGAATTTCAACCTCAAGGAAAATTCAATATAGGTTGTACAGCGGGAATTGAAGCTACGGCATGTAAGGTAGAATGGATACAAGGATTAAATAGAATGGATTATAATTTTGTGTCTTCTAATTTTGCCGCTGGAATGTTTTCAAGTATAAATTATGAACAAAGAAATAAAAAAACTCAACAAGTAGAAGGCGTAATTAAATTAGAAAAACCTATAAAAGTTATTTTTGAAGGGGCTAATCTAAACTTATACAAACCTGTACCTGTAAAAGATTTTAAAACTATTAATTTAGATGATATTAAAGAATCTTTTTGTTTTTTAAATGTTGGACATTGGATACAAGGAGAGTTTGGTCATGATAGAAAAAATTTAGGGGTTTTAATTAGAAGTTTTTATGAAGCATTTAAAGGACCATCTAAACCTAAACCAGCATTAATATTAAAATCTTCAATGGGGGTTGCTTCTTATTTAAGCGAGGAACAAATTTTAGATAAAATAAAGGCTATAAAGAAAACTATTAATGCCACAACTTTACCTAATGTTTATTTAATAAGTGGAGAATTTTCAGATGAAGATATAAATGAATTATATCATCACCCTAAGGTTAAAGCTATGATATCACCTACAAAAGGTGAAGGGTTTGGTAGACCATTACTTGAATTTAGTTTAACAGGTAAACCTATTATAGCATCAGGTTGGTCGGGGCATTTAGATTTCCTAAAACCAAATTTCACCACATTATTAAATGGTACATTAGAAAATGTTCACTCAAGCGCAGCAAACCAATGGTTAATACCTGAAGCACAATGGTTTAGACCTGATGAAGGTGAAATTATTCGTTATTTTAAAGATGTTTATAAAAAGTATAAACAATATAATGTAAAATCTAAACAACAGAAAAACTTTAGTAAATCTAATTTTAGTTATGAAAAAATGGAAAGTTTAGTAAAAGATACTCTTACAGAAATAATTCCTGAATTTCCAAAACAAGTTGAATTAAATTTACCTGAATTAAAACTACCAGAATTAAAAAATTTATAGTATGAATTTTGATGAATTAAAAGAATGTACAAGGTGTGGTTCTGATGCTTGTTATAGTCAAGAGGTAACTAATAAAATTAATATTGAGTTATGTTATGGGTGTGGTTTTCAATCAAATTCCCATATGACTAAGGGATCAGAATTTTTTAATGAACAATGGGAAATATTACCTGAACTTTACAAAGTTTTAATGGATGAAGAAGAAGAAACTGGTAAAATATGGATGCCTTCAACTATAAATGTTAAAGAAAAAGGAATGGTATTTGCCGATGGATCAGACAGAAATAATTGGAAGTGGGCTGGTGTTAAATCACTTCCAATACCAATTGAAGAACAAGAAAAATATAAAGGTGAAAAATTTAAAGCAGATATGAGTACTATAAAACATTTTGATGAAAAAGATTTTATGGATGCTTTATCTTATATAGAAGTAATACCATGAAATTAGGGGATTTAGTAGAAAAAGTAATATCTATTATTACCTTAGGACAAGGTAAAAAAATAGCTACTTATATAGCTAAATTAAGAGGCCAAGAAGATTGTGGTTGTGATAAAAGAAAAGAAAAATTAAATAATATAAATTTCAATATAAATCCTATGTCAAATACTAAATTTACTCTTAAATGGTCTCAAGAAGATTGGGATAAAATTAGAAGTCAAGTTAGTTGTAGTTGTCAGTTTGATTATGCTTTTTTATATGTTCAGGATAAATCAGGGAATGTATTTCATGAAGAAAAAATATCTAGCCAACCTCATATGAATGGGCAAATAAAAAGCTATGATGTTTCATTTCCTACTTTTCTAACCCCCCATACTTTTTCTTTATTATTCCATAAAAAAGAAGGAGGATTTATTAAAGAAATAAAAGTTAAAATATAATGAAAATAAGTTATGCAATAACAGTTTGTAATGAAAAATTAGAAGTAAAACGTTTAGTTGATTTTTTATTATCTAATAAAAGGCAACAAGATGAAATTGTTGTACTTTTTGACCAAAAAAATGGTGATGAAGAAGTAATTAATATGCTTACTAAATTAAATAAATTACCTAATTTTCAAGTATGGAGAGGATTTTTTGAAAACCATTTTGCTGATTGGAAAAATAAATTAACTGAATATTGTGATGGAGACTATATATTTCAAATTGATGCAGATGAAATTCCTAATAAAACTTTAATTCAACTCCTCCCAGAAATTATATTGGGAAATGAAAAAGTAGATGTAATGTTAGTCCCACGAGTTAACACAGTTAAAGGGTTAACCCAAGAGCATATTAATAAATGGAGGTGGAATGTTGATGAAAAAGGATGGGTAAATTGGCCTGATTACCAGTGGAGAATTTGGAAAAATGTACCTGAAATTAAATGGAAAAATAAAGTCCATGAAGTACTAGAAGGATTCAATCATTATTCAGTATTACCATCTTCGGAACAATATTGTTTGTACCATCCAAAAGAAATTGAAAGGCAAGAAAAACAAAATGCTTATTATGATACTTTATAATGGAACAAGCTATTAATAATGGATTAAAAGTAGGAATTAGAATAGGTACTGCTGCCTTAGGGGATACTATAGCTTCAATCCCATCAATTAGAAAAGTATCAGAAGCTTATAATAATAAACCTTTAACTATATTTACCTCTTTTCCCAGTTTATTTAAAAATCATCCTTTAGTGGCTAATGCTTTACCATTAGATGACCCTAAAGATGAATATCATATGTACAATACTTTTAACCATTTAGCCGGAAAGGAATACCAATTAGGACGTCAATTAGTGTCTTTTAGACACCAGAATATGGATATTAGACAATTCCATGCTGTGTCCTTAGGATTTACTTTAACACCGGATGAAATGGAAACTGATTTATATTCTGAGGAAGAAATTGACATAGGTTTTAATAATTATGTATTAATCCATCCTACAAAAACATGGGCATCTAGAACATGGAATCAAGAAAATTGGCAGAATTTAATAGATACATTAAATAAAGAAGGAATACCTGTTGTAGCTATAGGTAAAGAAACCACAGAACATGGTTTTGGAGTTACAGAAAAACCAGTAATGGATATTAAAATTAGTTTAGGAGCAAATTTAATGAATAATAAAAATATTAGTTTAGCTAATATAAGATGGATGATGAATAATCAAACTAAGGTATTAGTTACTATGGATACTGGAATTTTACATTTGGCTGGGACAACTGATGTTCATATATTACAGTTAGGAAGTTCAATTCATCCTAAATATAGGGCCCCTTATAGAAAAGGATCCCAAAATTATAAGTATGTTTGTGTTAAAGGACCATGTAATGAATTTTGTGCTAGTAATATGAAGTATAATGTTAAAATTCATCATAATATTCAAGGTAATCCACCTTTATCTAAATGTTTAGATAATAGACCTAGCTTTGAGTGTCACCCTAATTATAAACAAGTATGTAATGTTATAAAACAAATAATAAAATGAGTAGTAAACAAAAATTTAAAGTAGGAGTTATTGGTAATGGGTTTGTAGGTGAAAGTATATCATTTGCTTTTTCCCCAACCACAGACTTAAGGGTTTATGATATTAATCCTTTGAAATCAACTCATACTAAAGAAGAAGTAGACCAATGTGATTTTGTTTTTGTGTGTGTGCCAACACCTATGAAAAAAGATGGATCCCAAGATTTATCCTATATTGATAAAGTGTTTGAAGAAGCAGCATTTGGACCCATTTATATTATTAAATCAACAGTGCTCCCAGGAACAACTAAAGAATTAAATAATAAATATCATAATTTATCTATTATATTCAGTCCAGAATTTTTGACTGAACGTACAGCTAAATTGGATATGCTTACTCAAGCCCGTATTGTTTTAGGGGGTGAAAAGTGGATGACAGATAAAGTAAAAAAGTTATTTGAACAAAGATTTATGAATCGTCACATTATTGAGACTGATTCAGTAACAGCAGAATTAATAAAATATATGAATAATACATTCTTTGCAACTAAAGTAAGTATTATGAATGAGTTTAAACAACTATCGGATTCTATAGGAGCTAATTGGGAAGATGCTTTATATGGGTTTGCTTCAGACGGAAGAATAGGAGATAGCCATTTACATGTTCCTGGACCAGATGGTAAGTTAGGTTATGGTGGGACTTGTTTTCCAAAAGATGTAAATGCGTTATTAACATTTGCAGATGATTATGATGTAGATTTAAATACTATTAAAGGTGGTTGGGTAACTAACCTTCAAGTTAGACCTGAAAAAGATTGGGAAGCAAATAAAGGAAGAGCAGTAAGCGAATGATAACAAATAGCTTTAGAGGGGATATTGAGTTTATTTTTACTAAACTTAAAAAAAAAGATAAATTTAGTTTTAGCAAATATGCTGATGGTGAATTTGCTATTTTGGCTAACCAAAAAATTACTAATTGTGATAATTGGACTTTTGATCCCAACAAACATCCCCATGTAAGAAAAGAACTAATAAATTCATTTAGATTTAAAGACCCAGAATACTATGTAGGTATAAGCTGTAAATGTTGCCAACCCGAAATTCATGTAAACTGGATGAGAGAACAATCAGAACAAAGTAATTTAACATGGGCTAATATTTTTGTAAATAGTAATTATCCTTATTTTATTGACAACTTTATTCCTGAATTTAGTAATCATAAAGTAATATTATTTGCTAATCAAGATGCTACAATTGAAAAATTACCTTTTGATTTACATGCATCTGTACCTATAACATCAGAAGCATTTATAGATAACTTCAATATAATTAAAGATTTTCCCATTGAAACTTATAATGATTATTTATTTTTATTTTGTGCTGGGCCTTTAGGTAATATGTTAGCAGCTAAATTTTGGGAAAAAAATAAAACAAATATTTATTTAGATATTGGTTCAACTTTAAACCCATATTTAACTGAAGCTAACCGTGGTTATCTTAGAGAAGGTAATACTAAATTAAAAACTTGCATATGGTAAATAAAATATTATTATGTTTTGGAACTCGTCCTGAATGGTTAAAAATAAAACCCTTAATAAATTTATTGTCAAAAGACCAATATTCTTTATTATTTACTGGACAGCACCCTGATTTATTAAAAAATATAGAAGTTGATTATTCAATTAAAATAAGTAAAGGCTCAAATAGATTAGACTCAATAATATCAGATTGTATGTTACAATTTCCGAATGGAGATTTTGACAAAGTATTAGTTCAAGGAGATACTGGATCTGCTTTTGGATGTGCTCTAGCTGCTTTTAATAGAAAATTAAAAATTTATTATTTAGAAGCAGGGTTAAGAAGTAATGACCTAGAACACCCCTACCCCGAAGAAGGATATAGACAAATGATATCCAGAATATCAAATTTTAATTTTGCTCCAACCCAAGTTTCATCTAGTAATTTATTTAATGAAAAAGTAGATGGAAATAGTTATGTTGTAGGAAATACAGTTTTAGATAATTTAGTGGAATATAAAGATAAATGTGAATATACTAATAAAGTATTAATAACACTCCATCGAAGGGAAAATCATCATTGGATGGATAAATGGTTTAAAACTATAAATGATATAGCTATTTTACATCCTGAATTAGAATTTATATTACCAATTCACCCAAATCCTAATGTGCAAAAACACAAACATTTACTTACTAACATAAAAGTAATTGAACCCTTAGACCATTCTAGTTTATTAAATATTCTAGTAAAATGTAAATTAGTAATTAGTGATAGTGGAGGATTACAGGAAGAAGGAACATTTTTAAATAAAAAAGTAATCGTTTGTAGAAAAACTACTGAAAGACCAGAAGCAATATACACAGGACATTTACATATGTGTTCAAGCCCTAATAAATTAAAAAAATTATTTGAACTTTTAAATAAAGAATTTTATATTAATATGCCTTGTCCTTATGGAGACGGAAAAAGTTCAGAAAAAATAAAAGAATTATTATGAATAACATTACAGTAATTTTAAATTGTTATAAAAGACCAGAATATCTTAAAGAACAAATTAATGCTATTAATAACCAATCAGTTAAACCTGAAGAAATTATGATATGGTATAATAAACCAGAAGATAAACCCCAATATGATTTAACTCAGTTAGGATGTAAAGTAGCTACTTGCAATCATAATTTTAAATTTCATGGAAGATTTGCATTTGGTCTTTTAGCTAAAACTGAATATGTAGCATTTTTTGATGATGATACTATCCCAGGGGTTGATTGGTTTAAAAATTGTTTAGAACATATTAGGGATGAAGATAGAATTTTAGGTTCAACTGGGGTATTACTACAACAAGATATTTATGATGGGGCCAAGAAAATAGGTTGGAATGGAGAAAATAATATAATATTAAAAGATGTTGATTTAGTAGGACATGCTTGGTTTATGAAAAGAAATACATTAAAATATTTATGGCAAGAATATCCTTTATCTTGGGAAAATGGTGAGGATATTCAGCTATCAAGTTGGGCATATCAATATGCAGGTATTAAAACATCGGTACCACCCCACCCAATTAATAATAAAAACTTATGGGGTAGTATAAAAGGAATGGAGTTAGGGAATGATAATAATGCTTCTTGGTTAAAGAAAAATCATTTCCCACTTAGAAATCAAATAGTAAATGATGTAATAAAAAACGGATATAAAAGAGTATTAAAAAGATAAATTATGGAGAAAAAAATATTAGTAACTGGAGGGAATGGTTTTATAGGAAGTAATTTAATTTCCTTATTAATTTCCCAAGGTCATGAAGTAGTTTCATTAGATGACTTATCTACTGGATTAAAAGAATATGAAATACCTGGGTGTGAATACATTTATGGTGATATTGAGAATTTAAAATTTTGGAATAGAGGTGATTTTGATTTATGTTATCATTTAGCGGCATTATCTAGAATTCAACCTTCATTTATAGACCCACAAGAAACATTTAGAGTTAATGCCTCTGGGTGTCAAATAGTAGCAGAATGGGCAAAACAAAATAATGTAAAAGTAGTATATGCAGGATCATCTTCCCGTTGGTGCAACCCACAAAGTTCTCCATATGCAACATATAAAAGAGTAGGTGAAGATATATTTAAAATGTATAGAACTGCTTATGATTGTAATTTTGAAATTGCAAGATTTTATAATGTTTATGGTCCTAATGAATTAGTAGATGGGGAATGGGCAGCTGTAATTGGAATATGGAGAAGTCAAATTGAAGAAGGTAAACCTATTACTATTGTAGATGATGGTGAACAACGTAGAGACTTTACTCATGTATATGATATAATAGAAGCTTTATATTTAATTGGTACTAATGATAAAAAACATGAAGATGCATGGGAATTAGGAACAGGAATGAATTATTCTATTAATGAAGTATTTGGATTTTTTAAAGAAAGATTTGGTAACCTAGAAAAAATCCACCTCCCAGATCAACCTGGAAACTATAGACAGACCCTTAGAGAAAATGATGATACATTAGAAAGGTTAGAATGGGCCCCTAAGGATAGATTAAAAGATTATATTTTAGGTTTATAAATGAAAATAACGGTTGTAATAAGGACTTTTAATAGGCCTGGGTTTTTATTAGAGGCATTATCATCAATACAATTCCAATCTTATACAAATTGGGAAGTAATTATATTTGATGATGGGGCACAATCTGATACTTTTAAAGTATATTCTGGGTTTAAAAACAAAAACCCTAATAAAGATGTAATGTATGTTACATGTAAAAAAAATTATTACTTATATAAAGAATCTTGGATGTTGGCTCCAAAAATAGCTAACGGAGAAGTTATTATTAGATTAGATGATGATGATATTTTAGCAAATGATACTCTAGAATTCATAGCTAACACATATAAAGAACACCCAGAAATAGATTATACGTTTGGTTCATGTTATAAATTTGATACTAATAATATCTTTGGTAAAGTAACTTGCCAATCACCATTAGAGGTAACAAGAACAACAGAGGCATGGCTTCCCTATACTATAGATAATAATCACCCATGGAGAGAACCTTGGACGTTTAAAAAAAATTATTATAAAACCCCTCAATCTTATACATCAATTATTCATTGTAGTAAAAATGCCATATTATGTTCATATGCTCTTTATACTATGAGAGTTAAATCCGTACTTAGTATTTTAGATAAAATAAAACCTTCTCAATATACAGGGGCAGATGATTTAGAAATGATGGGTACATATGAATATTTAGGATTAACATATGCTCCCATTAAAAAAACACTTATATATGTAAGAACAGAACACAATAATAGACAAACTACAAATAGGGAAGAATTTAAAAAAAAGTTATCAAAAGTTAAAGACTATGTAGAATATTATAGACCTAATAACTTTAAAACAAACCTATATAAATTTTCAGGAATTATAAAAGATAATTTAGATTACAAAAACTACAATAAATTAAATAATGAATTTAAAAATTATCATTCTTTAATTAAAAAAAATATAAATACTTATTTATGAAATTAAAAGTTTATACTGCATTATTTGCGGATGAAAATATACCATTAGATGAAGTTGGTGAATTATATCCCTTTAATCATGATAAAGAAGATGTTGAATATATAGCATTTACTAATAGAAAAGATTTAACATCAAAATGGTGGGATGTTCATTATACTAGTATAGATAAAGATTTATCCCCTAGAATGATGTCAAGACAAATTAAATGGAATCCTACTAAATATTTAGAAGACCACACTCATAGTATATGGATGGATTCCCAATGTTATTTTAAAGTAGAGCCTAAAGCATTAACAGAATATTTTTTACAATCCGAATATCATACAGCTATACATCATCACACAGATTTAAGGAGTGTATATGCTGAAGGTATGGTAACGGCATATGCCTATTCTAATGATAAACCTTCTATAGTTAATAAGCAATTAGAAAGATATTATAATGAAGGAATGCCCTTTCAATATGACCATTTTGAAACTGGAGTTTTAATAAGGAAAAATTGTAAGGAATCAAACTCTATTTCTTTACAAGTGTGGAAAGAATTACAAAATGAAAGTATTAGAGATCAAATATGTGTCCCTTATATAGTATGGAAGAATAGGCAAAATGGTGATAATGGAATTAAAACAATACCTGAATCATTTACTGCTCATAAAGGGGGACTAAATATTCCTAAATCAAAAATCTTTTTTACTACACCAAAACCATCAGAAAAATTAAAAGAAAATTTGGATAAGCGATAAAGAGTACGTATATTTACCTGTTATTTTTGTAAAATTTAAAAAGGTTATATATTTATGTTACAGACTCTAAAAACTTTAAATCGAATGAAACTTAAAATGATCCCATGTAGTAATTGTGGTGAACCCATGCCTGAATTAAGATTAACTAAAGCAGGATTTAGCTATTGTGTTACTTGTTCGGAAGCTGGATTGGGTGCAGGTAGAAAACAAGGAATACCCGTTTTAATGGGTGAAGGTGACCATACATGGGTTGAAACAGTGATTATGGATGCCGATCAATATGAACATTATATTGCTCAAGAAAAAGCT